TGCAACATACCAGCAAATGTATTGCCTGTATCGTCAACTTGTAGGTCAGCTTGTAGAGATGGAGTGTAAGACAACACACCAGCCATAGCCATAGCGGAAGCAACGTCTGAAGAAACAATCAGAACGTTACCTTTGCCTCTACGAGTTTGTTTTGCAATAACGTTAGCATCACGTTCGATTTGGAAAATCAAACCTTTGAAACGTTCAACAGACCAACGACCGTTAGAGTCTGTATCCAAGTCAAAGTAACCAGCGGTAGTAGTACCGTATTGAGCACCGATTTTAGCAGTTGTATAAACTGTACGGATAACTTCTCGGTTGATTTCAGCCAAGATTTCTGTAGACAGAATGTTAGACAATTCTGTTTCAGCGTCAAGACCGTGAATTGCTTTCAAGTCTTGTGCTAGTTCTAGAGAATATTCAGCTTTCAATGCACGGCTAGCTGCTGTAACAGTAACTTTCTCAATAGAGAATGCCATTTGTTGGAAAACAGAACCGTTGTCAGCACCCAAGAATTCAGCAATGCTTGTTGGCATAGCTGTACCGGTTGTAACAGTGTTAGCGCCAGCAACTGCTGTTTGTGTGTTAGCTGTTGTGTCAGTAGCTGTTGAACCAGAGAATGCTTGTTGACCGCCATATGTGCCATAGTTAGCAGCAGATGTATTACCGGAGAAGATTGTGTTGGCTTCATTGTAGAAAGCTTCAGAACCTGTTTGGTTGTTGTAACGTGCACGCATTGCGAAGATAAGGCCTGTAGGACCAGTCATTGGTTGAACACCAGCGATATCATAAGCAATTAGGTTAGGCAATGAACGGCGAACCAAGCTGATTAAGATTGGGTCAAAGTTGCTGATGCCAGAACCAGTAACGTTTGTTGGACCGTTATCGGTTGTTTCGTTCAAGGCCATACGGTCTTGACGCATTGCTTGTTGTTGGTTTTCCAATACCAAAGCAGTTACGCTTCTTTTGTATGGATCGGTAATGGAAGCTAGTTCTGGATGTTCCAAAACTGGTTGCCATTTTTTTTGTAGTTCTTCTGTCATAAACATGTGAATGTCTCCTATTTTTGTGAAACTGATTTTTTATTTATATTATTACATTCTTTTGTTAAGAATGCCAACGACTTGTTCCATCAAAGGATCAACAGACTTGTTAGTTTGTTTTTCTTCTTCAATGTGGACTTCATCATCTAAAGCAGAATTGTCTGCAACTTTTACATCAACTTGGAAGTAAGATTCAACCAATGTTGACAACTTTGCCGCAAATTCTTCTTCAGTAGTAAAATCCACACCCTCTGCGAGTGCTTTCAATTTTTCTACTTGAGTTTGCGATAGGCCTTCACACACTGCGTAGATAGCCTCAGATTTTTTATGTTCGTTTAATTCTTTAGACATTTCAACACCACGGTTGATTTGTTCGTTTAGTTGCTCTTCCAATTCGGAAACTTTTTCTGCCATTTCAGCAACAACATCAACTTTGTCTTCAGGAATATCAATATAGTGTTCAACAAACACATTGCGTAGAGCACCAATGAAGTCTTCTGCAATTTCTGCACGTAGACCTGTTTCTACTGCTAGTTCGTTTTCTTTCATCCATTCTTCTGCCATGTAGTTTAGATAGTCATCAACTTTGGATGCCAAATCTTCTTTAACTTGTTCAACAGCAGAATCAAATTGTTCAACCAATTGTGCTTCAACTTGTTCAGCAATAGCTTGAACACGTGCAGAAACAGCAGCTTCAAAAATTGTAGTTGCTTTAGCTGCGAATTCTTCTGATAGGTTTTCACCAGCCAACAATGCACGAACGTCATCAGACATGTCCAATGCTTCCATGTTAACGTGTTGTGCTTGGTTACCTGCGGTACTTGTGCCGTCATAGTGTTGGAATGTAGAACCTTTGTTCATGCCGAATGTGTTTGCTGGCAATTTGCCTGCGATACGGTCACGAATTTGGTCAATGTGATTAGCTGTGTGAGTTGTTGGATGCATAACATCTTTACGACCCATTGTTTCTTGTGGTTGACCTTGTGGTCTTGCAGCACCAACGCCGTCTTTTTGTGCACCAACTGGAGGTGTTGCACCAGGAGGAGTTGCACTTGGAGTACCTTTTAGGTAATCAGGCAATTCTTCATCGTTAACTTCTGGTGAGTGACCAACAACACCTGCATCTTTTTCGCCGTAAGCGACAGATGCTTGTAGTCTATCGTCACCAACTACGCCACCTTTATGTGCGTCTTGACCACGTTGACCTCTTTTTGCCGTAATGTTTGCGTCAAAGGTTTCTTTAGAACCTTCACCCAAGATTGCTTTAGCGGCTTCTGACAGATTGAATCTTTTTGACATGTAAAATCTCCTTGATTTTGTATTGAATATTTATAGGTTATAGTTTTTTCATGAAGTTTTCAAATATGCGAAGACTTACTGCTTCAATATCCGCACTAGAAGCCGACTTGATTTCTCTAATCGCCTGTGCGTGTTCTACTTCAGTCCAAACACCATTTACCAACATCCATTCTTTTCCTTCCATGATGCCCTGCACGAATGCTCCAGGCGCAGAAGGGTCTGCTACAATATCCGCCGCTGTGGCTAGATAAAAGTCGGGTTGAACAACATTAACGCCGTTAACATTTTTCAATGAGCCCATACCTCTTGAAGAAACACCCAATTGAGCGCCGCCTTCAATCAATTGACGAGCGATTTGTCCCATTGGTGTTTCTAAAATCTTTGCTTTACCAATCCATTGATTACCGTCTTCACGCAGACCAACAATCATGTGCGATACACGGTCTAAGTTAATAGTTGGAGAATCTGGATGACCTAATTCACCAAACGCACGGTGTTTGTTAATGTATTCTTCTGTGTAACGATGAACTTCTTTTTTCATCGTGTTGTATTCGTATAGACGACCATTCTTATTTTTCTTTTCAGCAACAAGAAATGGACCTTCTATGTACAGTTCTTTTTTACCATCTGCACCCTCGGTCAGATAGTTGACTGTTTCGTTGATTTCTTTAATGAGTTTCATTATTGTACCTATTATGGTGTTACGTTGTATGGTCTGTAATTGAATGCTGCTGGATCATTAAATTGACCACGTTGATAGTATTCATTTTGTTTACGCAACTCAATAATTAATGTGTATGCACAATTTGCTACCAAACCAATAGTTTGAACGCCGATATCACCTGTTGCACCAACTGCATTATTTGGAATAGAAACCATACCCTGGTCTTCTGAATATTCACCGCAAAGGTCCATATTCATGATAGGTACATTGTTTGCTGCACCGTTGCCAGTCCAAAACAATTCAACATAACCTTTTTGTTGTGATGCAATGTTGTAACCAATTCTAGTCACAGTTAGACCGTAATAAGACAATGGTGTACCGTTTGGAATAACATTGTTATTACTTGTCAAAGCACCATATAGTGTGTTTGCTGCAATACGAGAAACGTTATATTCTTGACCAGAACCATCAAAATTGGCAGTCAGTTTGATAACTGCTTTTTCTGTGGTGTCTCTTAATACTTGATATGTGAAAATATTTGCCATGTTTATTCCTAGTCTTACGGTGTAAGATTGTAAGGCTTGTAGTTGAATGCTGCTGGGTCGTTGAACTGACCACGTTGGTACATAGCATTGTTTTTACGCAAAGAAATAATCAATGTATATGAACAGTTTGCTGCGGCACCTTGTGTGTAAACACCAATATCGCCGTTACCAACGTTAGCTGTGACGATATAGCCGTTAGCTAATGAACCAGAATTATTTGTAATGGATGGCAACTGTTCACCTAAACCAAATTCACCTGAAGAATTTAGGTGGAAAATTGATGATGAGTTTGCATATTGTGCCGCTGGAGTTGCACCGGCTCCGTTCCAGAAAATTTCAACAGAACCTTGAGAGTTAGCACTTGTACTTGTAAATGGCATATTAACGTAGTATTTCAAACCAGTTAATTGCAAATCATAGTAAGACAACGGAGTATTTGCAGAACCACCTTGATTATTTGCTACAAGAAAACCATTGGTTGCCAACGCATTTGAAAGTGAGTTTGCTTGAATGCGTGTGTTATTCATTTCTTGACCAGTACCATCAAACACTCCAGTTAACTTAATAACAGAGTCTGTTTGTGTATCTCTCAAAATTTGATATGTAAATTTGTTGGCCATGGTTTTCTATTCTTAAAATATTATCTATTTATGACTAAAATTA